TGCTCCGATAGAAGTGTCATATCAGGTGCGATATAAGCATCATTCTGGAAATTATACCCAAACTCTCTTAACTTTCTTCTAGCTCTTTGGACGAAAAGAATTGAGCTACCTACCTGTATAGGAGGTGCAGTCCAACTACCGTAAGTAGTCTGCTGAGTGATCATTATATTAGATGGAGTAAGCGGCTCACCTGATGGTCTTCCTATCTTAAATTCACCACCTGCCGTACCCACAATTAAATCTCTACTAGGCTGTAACCATCTGATTACATTGACTCTATTCGTTGCAATAGCATATTCCATTGACTGATCATCAAGACCTGTGCCTTGATCGAAGTTCTCATAGTCTGCTGTTTGTGACCCCCAGATTGTCTGAGGATTAGCGGAAGTTCCTGCAAAGAACAGTCTCTGCTCATAGAATGATACTGTTCTAGGGTAGCCATTAGTGGCATCCCAAGGAGAAGTTCCTGCCCATGTAAATGTAGGCGTAGCTAGAGTCCAACTTGTATGACCTGTACGACTTAACTTTCTCGGTGCGTGATTGCTATGACATATATACATAACATCTGCTGACTGTGCAAAATGTAGCTCAAATAATTCACTATCTAAATATGGTGAAGCGACCTCATAAGCACTGCCTCCACTTAATATCTGACCATTATCTTTATAGAATCTAATATACTGATCGCCAAACTCTAACACATAAGCCTGTGTGACATTAAATTCAAAAGGGATTAATCTTCCTGTATCTGCGGAATCTTTAACCTCTGCAACATGATACGATCCCCCCCTACGAACAGCCCCACCGTGAGGATATACGCTCATATTCTCCAGAACGCTACAGCCATTAAAGTACTTCTTAAAGTCTATCTGCCCTTCCAGTCGAGGACTAAGCTCCCCTGCCGTGAAGTTAGATTGAAATGGATGAACTCTAGCCATTACAAGCGGAAGCCAGTAAAGGTATCTGCTACGATACTATCTAATGATCCTTCTGAGCCATCAGCTCCTCTAGCCTCTCTTAACTTCAGCTCATACATCTCCCACATTTGAGATGTAAGTGAGTTACTTCCTGTGATTGAGTAAGCAAGTTCTGCCGCTAACCTTGCAGTTAATGCCTCTGTGAATAAAGCATCAAATTCAGCAGGACTTGTTATTTTACCAATATAAAGTATCTTAGCTTCACCTTCGTTGGTTAATAGCTTACGACCCTCTACCTTAAAATCAAGATCATTAGTCTGCATTGATAATACACGCAAACAATAAGGGTCTGTTGGCAGGGTATATTCATAGGCATATGTGAAAGCTGGAGTAGAAGTTAATCTACTTAGTGCTTGCCTACGAATCGCAAAATTCCAAGAGTGCGCTCTGGTTACTGAATCTCTTATAGGCTCATAAAACGCATTACAGAGTCTAGCTCGCTCTGTATTATCCGATAATGAAGTAATAGGATCGTCTCCTAATTTCCTCAGCGCATTAGAACATATTGAGACTTCTGTAGCCATATATCACTCCATAATAAATTATTCAGGAGGGGAGGGAATATAACCCTCCTCCCCCCAATTACAGCTTATGACTCTAAAGCACCAATCTCCACTACCTTCTCATCTTCGACACGAGTAGCACCGATGATCATTGATAGGAATACTTGAGTTGCATAGTTCTTGTCATCACGCTCTGAAATACGAGTAGTGATATCCTGACCTACTGCTAGACCAAGACCTGACTCAGTATATGCAAGGCAAGAACGGATGCTTGAAGCAACAGCCAAACGCTCAGTACGAATAAACTTAAAGCCCAAGAAAGTATCAATCTGTCCAGAAGCTAAAGCACGAACCGTATTGTAGTCTGAAGATTTAACCTCAGTAGTTCCTAGTAGGTCTGTAATTTGCTTTGCAGAACAAAGTATAAAGCGAGCCTCGTCTGGATCAGCTTCAGAAGAATCAATAATCTCTTTTGCGCTAAGTAGCTTATCAAGAGTCAAGCCTGTAGAACCGCCAGCGATTTTCTGTGCTGAAGGAAGAGCAACAGTTGTTGCGCCAGCTACACCAGAATACGCATTACCAGAAGCTGCTGCGATAATAGCATCATCCATAGCACGACCCATTGCATTAGCACCTGCTTGTGCATACTCTGACTGAGGAGTGATAAGCATTCTAACCTTATCTTCCTGATCAATCAAATCAGCCCAATCATAATCAACAAGTGTAACCTTGCGTCTTGAATGTGGAGTATCAATCTGTGGAGTATCGGAATGGCGAGTAGTACGAACTACTGCTGCCGTAGCTCCAATACGCTCAAAATAATGGCTCTTACCAACTGTAGGCTGATAACGAACTGTATCACGAAGGCGTGATCCCTTTTGCTGTGCAAGATGTAGAACATTACTTTTATACTGCTCTACAAATGCAGTTGTGATTTCTGTTGACATAATAATGTCTCCTAAAATAAATTAATAAAAAAATATAAAGTTGACATTATCCTATCGGGTGTCTATCAGTTACGATGAATAGTCGAATCATTAAGTGATTAATCTTTCTCTAACCATTATCCTAAAAAAGGGTGGTTGTTTGAGAGTAGTGCAACAAGTTTTTACGCCTGTTACACTAACAATACCATAAGTTTACACAAATGCAAGAACTATTTATTGAAAGCCTTGTCGAATAAGTCCTGCATCTCTTTCTGCGCTTGTGAGTGTTTAGGATTTTTAGCATCCCAATATGCGTGACCCTTGTCACTATTGATCTGGTCGATACGCTGTTGTGCATCTAGCGGACTCATTACCAAGGAGTTATTAGCAGTACCTTTTGCTGAATCCTCAGTAATGCCTTCACCTGCCTTAACAAGTAGTCTAATCAATGAAGGATCATTTCCATATCGTGGATCTTGTAGTTTCTGCCTAATATCGTCATCACCGAAAACACTTAAAGCTCTATTGGCAGCTCTTAGGTTTTTGTCGTAATTATTACCAAACTCTTTACGCAACATCTCTTCTGACTCACCTGCCGTAGCATTAACCTGACTCCTCTCATCCTCTATCTGATAGTCAATTGCGCCTTTCTGCCATTCCATCAATCCTGCCATCTGATCTGGTGATAGTCCTAGCTTATGACCTGCCTCCCTAAAAGAGTTCATTGTCTCTTCTGGATAATATTGACCATAACCCTCTGGAACTTTTAATTCATACCCACTAGGATCATCTGGTCTTCCTAACTTAGAATATAACTCACTTCTCTCTTCATCTGTTTTTGGTAAAGGTACTCTGCTTCCTATCATCTTCTGCTGATGAATTAAGGTATTCGCTGCCGACTCTGCATCCTTAATATTTGCTAAGGTAGGGTCTGCCCTCAACTCTTCTGATAGTCCACTTTTCCAGTCGCTTAGATTGTCATTTGCTTCGGGTGCGATTGCTGGTGCATTATCCTCAGGCTCAATGGTCGCTGCTTGTTCATCACTCATATATTATGTTTCCTTTAAGTTACTCATCCTAATAATACGAAGATAGACTGCTCTCTCGCCTTCCCTCCTCGCGGTTTCATACGGATCACCCTTAACGAATGATTCACGCATCTGGTACGCAGCCTTTAGATCTTCGAGGATTGCTTCACCCTCAACCGTTCCAAACACTATTGCATATTCTTTCTTTAGTTTCTGTATTGCTTTAGCCACCACCCATTGCCTCCGCTATCTGTTCCATACCTGCTTGTGTAGATTCAACATTCTCTTTGCCTAGCATTGGCATAGCCTGTGATGCTGTACTAACTGCTTGTTGCGCTTGTTGCATCTCCATCTGCTGTTGCTGTTGCTGCATCCGTTGCTGTCTTTGAGCATCTACCTGCCGTGGATCTTTCATAATATTTTTAGGTACACCAAGCAGTTCTGCTCTTGATCTTATAGCTGCATCGTGATCCAAATTATCCATTATTTCAGGAGCTATCTGAGCCATCATTCCAGCCATCTCATATAAGCGTTCTACTGCTACAGCCTCCTCCATTCGCTGTGATCTAGCAAGTGGGCCAACATACTCAATATCAACCTTTACTCCATTTAATGATTCTGGAGCTTCCAAAAACATCTCATTTCGCTGCATAATATTAAAGCATCTTTCGATAAGAGGATTTAAGAACTCAGTCTGGAATCTGCCTAATGTAGGGCCAAGAAGCCTCTGCATTAATTCATAACGAACTTGAACTTCGGTTGCAGTCATTTGAGGCCCTGACTGTAGCTCTAGCTGGTCTGAGAAAAATGCTTGCTTGATAGATGCTCTAAGCTCTGACTCTTTCATATCAGATACATCAAATCTAGCTCCACTACCTAACTCTCTAATAGCTCCATCTCTACGAACCGTAGTAATACCGCCTGGCTTTGTAACTACTCGACCTATTACTCCATCATCTTCTACAGTTAATGGTGGGTCAATAGCTTTAGCCCATGCAACTAAACCTAACTCTACAGCCTTATTGAGTGTCTTGATATCTGGTAGCGCATTATATGCAGGACTTCTTCCGTACTCTTCGCCAGAAGCCTTCGACCATCTGGTTACAAGATAAGGAAGCTCGTTATAGCCACCCTCTCCTACTATATTTTTATCTTCCTTACCGATATAAGTCGAAATAAAGGGCAACTTCGTTTTAGCTTCACCCTGATACTCTGATGATGGCATTACACAATGAATAAAAGTAAACTTCTTATCTGGGTCTTCTCTATACGCCTCCATAACCTTAACGCCAATAGCATCACCCCATTTCTGGTAGGCTTGTCTAGCTGTATATTCAAAACTACGATATACAGTATCTATATCTCCATGATGACCTTCCGTTACAAAATATTCAGATATATGGAGGGATCTAAATGAAAATGCTCCTGTCTCTTCAATCTCTTCAACTTCTAAACAAGCAGTACCAATAGATGTAATATCAAGATAAAATTCGTGGACTTCTGTATTAAAGTTCGATGAATTAAATGCTTTATACATTCTATTACGGCAATCCTCTAACCATACAGATACATCTCTTCGTAGGTTTAGATTTTCGTCCATCACCTTTAAATGAAACCAAGGTAAGGATGCTGATGTTAGCGTTCCCTGTAATGATGCCGCTAGTAATGTATTGGAATGAATCGCTGTCGAGTCATATAGCTTTGAGGTTCGCTTTGCACCTCTAGCGTACTGAGTCGTGACTTCCGCCTTACGAGGCATTACATAATCTAGGATCTCTTGCCAATGCTCTGACCATATTTGCTTAGATGATTCTAGTTTAGCTAATCGCTTTAGTATCTGCTCAACCATTATCCTTCTCCGAGTAAGCTCTTCTTGCCTGACTCTGCCTCATCTAATAGGCCTTCACCGCCTGTAAGTAAAGTACTATATCTTCCTGTCTTCTTTTTACGAATAAGATCTGCTCGCTCCTGATCTAACTCTTCCGACATTTCAGTTTCCTCTTTTTTTCTTTGACGAGCCTCTGCTGCATAATCTACTGGTGGTGGTGGTGTGTACGGTGCTGATTTGCTACCCATAATACTTCTCCTATTTATTTAGCCAGATACACTCTCTCTTGAGCATACCATAAATGTTTGCATCTTCCTGTCTTGAGGAGATCTCCCTAAAACAGCCTTCCTTAGTAAAGCCCAACTTCTTTAGTAAGGTATTAGCCTTACTATTATCTACTGATGTATATGCTGATATTCTATGGCATCCCACCTGATTAAATGGGTAATCAAAGAATAACTTTAAGTTCCTCTTGGTGAAGCATCCTTTATCCTCAAATGCGCCTGAAAATACCATATCCTCAACACGCCAATCATAAAATATTGCTCCACCTACTATTTTCCCATCCTTAAAGAATCCATAAGTAGTGCATTCAGTGAGGTTCTCTACCTCCGCTCTCTTACCTACCCACTCTGCTACCTTCTGATCTTGTCCAATCTGGAGTTCAATCATTATTAGTTCAGTAAGGTTTTCTTCTTTTGCTGTTCTTTCTCTTTATCTGACCAGAATTTTCTTTCAGATAGTAGAGTAGCCTGTGGATCTTCCTCGCCATCTTTAGTTGAGGTCTTGCCTACACGCTCTCTTGCAGCCGCTAAAGTTTCTTTATCCAACTCCTTGCGATCTACTGCTGGTGGAGGTGGTGCTGCTACTGGCATAAATGGTGCTGGTGCTGATTTACTTCCCATATTAACTCCCTAATAAACTTTTAGTGCCTACTTCTGTATCGCCTAAAACTCCT